AGGCATAACATTTACCTGCACAAATGCGCTGTCTCCATCATCAAGGCGGGACAGGTTATTTTCTTTTCTGATTTCATTTGGGGTGATTGCTCCGATGTTGAACATCACTCTGAGATATTCGCTTTGGGCTTTTTTGTCAGCACGTAGGAAAACCGAAGTGTTGAATTCGCAGGATATCGTATCCCTTTCGGATGGAAGGAATATTTTGCGCTTGATTTCCATTTCAATTTTGGTCATCATGGGAGCCACCGTGTCGGTAAGGAAAGCCAGCTGGGTCGCTTCAACAGTCGAGTAGCTTGATTTGGAAAGGTCAAAAGCTTTTACAGGGGAGACAGAGAAAAAGCGGCAAATATCAACCACGTTGAATTCCCTTGATTCAAGCAATTGAGAATCTTTGGGGGAAATAGTGATTGGTTGGTACTTCATGTTTCCGGCAAGAATCACAATACCATTCGGTTTTCCGGTTACTGGATTTGTGCGGGATTCCCATTCTGTGTAATTCTGCTCCCTTTGGGTTTTGTTAAGAACACCCTCGATGGTCAGAACACCTGCCGCACTTGCACCGCCCTTGAAAAATCCGGCAGCATGAGCCTCTGAATCGGTAGCAATGCCAAGCGTCTGCCTTGCATGGGTGAGGGTTGAAACGCCAATGATTCCGTCATAGGAAAAATTCAGCACGTGAATCATGTCCATCGGCTCAACCAGTTCATTGAAGCCAATGACCTGATAGCGTTTTCTCATGATTCCGTTTTTATCCGTAATCCAGACGATGTTAACCTTTGAGGTTGGAATAAAAATCAGCTCAACAGCGTTTCCCCTCTGATCCCTTTCGATGTAAGCATATCCGTTACCCGTGAGCAGGACGGAGGATACCATCGTTTTGAAAAAGACAAACCGAGTCATGTCCGAATTTGGCTCTTCGTTCAGAAGGCGGTATGCAGGATGTTTTTTGTATTTTGATTTGAACCCCCCTTCATCAAGCTTGTAGGTTTCGAGTGGGAGTTGCGCTATACTGTCTGAGATGACATCTACGCAGCGGTAAACAGTGCTAAGCAGCATTGGACGGCTGCGACTTTCGAGAAACATGCTCGAACCGGAATAAGCGTTGATGCTGCTTATTTCTTTTTTGCTGGCTTTTCTCAATTCAAATCCGAGTAGCTTCATGTCTGCTGTTTTCTAACAAACATTTTTTTTGTCTGACACTTTTCGGATTTCCCTAAAATTTCACTTTTTGCCGATTGAAAAAAAATAAATTCATTGAAAAAACTATTGTGTGCAAAATGTCAGTTTTGCTACTCTTATATTCTTCTATATCTAATATCTATATCTGTATCTGTATCATATATCGGGTTTTTTGGGTTATTTAGGTTATGAAAAAAAAACCCAAAAAACCCAGTGGGTTATTTTCGTAACCCAAAAAACCCAGTGGGTTATTGGTTATTTTTACATTTAAGCGTCTTATTATTAGTGTATTAAGGTGTTTTATTCCGTTTTGTGGCTTTAAATGAGCACACTGTACCTTGGTGACACTAAATACACACCAAGTGCCTCTAACATCGCAATTACACCATCAATTTTCTTTTCTTCGAACTGTTTTGATGGTTTTACATTACCATTTCTGTCTCTTGCGAGAATAACATTACGGAAACAATGGCGGTTTATTTCGTTATTATCTATTAAAGCTTTTCCTGACAGTATCAAACGCTCCATTTCCTTCGTTGGACGGTTAAAATTTCCTAAAACTTGACTGTATGGCTCCATCGGTAGTCCTTGATCGGTCGCATTTATGATGAATTGGGTCGCATTCCAAGCATCATATGCTATTTTTTGAATGTTCAAAACCTTTCCAACATCCATAATGTCGTTCAAAATGTAGTCGTAATCAACAACATTTCCCGGGGTGATTGTTATCAATTTCTTTCGCGCCCACTCACTGTACAGGTCTTTGAAGCGTTTTTCAACCAAAGCGGCTTGCGGTAGGTAGTATTTTGTGAAAAAAACGCATTTATCGTCCGTTGGTATCATAAAATTAACGCATGTCAAGTCGGAAGTTGACGAAAGGTCTACGCCTGCATAGCAATCACACCCCCTATAATCCTCGATTTTGAACTCTTTTGAGGCATCTTGTATATAATGCTCAGGAATCCAGACAGTCTCAGAATCACACCACACGTTGAGGTTCTTTGTTTTTACCCCAACCTCAGCTGAAGGTGAGTTGACAGCTTTTTTTACCTCACTTTTAATGAAATCAAGACGGACGGTAATACCCAAATTCGGGTTTGATTTCTTCCAAACCTTCTCATCCTTCCAATCATCATTCTCATCAAGGGAGAATATGGCCGCAAAAAGAGAATCATCCTCCTTTAGCCCCTTCAAAACCTCAATACACATCCTTCGGTACTGATAGCATGGTCCGAGTAGGTCGAACCCAGCCGTGGTTACGATAACGCCAAGGGGATTGTCACGCATACCCTGCCCAGATTGAAGCACATCCTTAAGGTCGTTGTTTTTTGCAGCGTGGAACTCATCCAGAAGGTACATTGATGGGTTTGGTCCATCTAATTTTGTTGAGTCGGATGCAAGCACGTTCAGCCAGCTTTTTTGGCTGTCGAACTTAACCGTATCCCTTTGAACGATAAGATATTTTGATTTAGGATCTAAACCTTTGGTGAAATTGGAAGTGAGCGGCCATGCTGCACGTTTAACCTGGTCCTTACTATTGGCCGCCAAGTAAACCTCCGCGCCTGATTCCTAATCAGCGATCAGCCCATAAAGACCAAGCCCAACAGCAAAAGCTGTTTTTCCGTTTTTTCTGGAAATTTCCATGTAGGCATTCCGAACAAGCCGTGTTCCATCCTCTTTGTAGAAACCGTAAATGTTTGCAATGATGAAAGCTTGCCAAGGCTGGAGAATGAATGGCTTGCCTGCGTGCCTTCCGGTATAATGCTTAAGGCTTGCAAAGAAAAAGATTACATCATCAACCTTTTTCTCCCGAAATTCATAACGCTCAAGAAGTGAGTGAAATTTATCAACAGCAAGGCGCATGTATTCACCTGCAACCTCTTTGCCGCTAATGACATCTTCAGCATATTGGTAGTAGGATTTCACGGATCATCTCCCTCTTTTGCTCAAAAAGTTTTCCAATGGATTAGTTTCTTCATCCTCCGCTTTTTTATTACCCTTGGTTCTACTTTTCAAGGTTATCCCGAGTTCCACCATGGCGCTCATCGACATATTGAAATACTTAAATGCAACCGTAGCGGCTGGATTTGGAATAAACTCATCTCGGTAGTTTTTAACAACTGGTTCGTTCATCGCCTTCTTTGATGCGTTTAGATATGTTTCATAAGAAATTGCGAGCATTTCTATTACTGCATGGTCTACATTTTTGAGCTGCTTATCCTTGTTCAATAATTTCAAAACTTCGGAAATGAAACGTACGGTTTTTTCGCTTAAACCATCTGGAATACTGAATTTCATACGCATGTGGGTTTATTATTAAACTTGATTTTTGTCAGACAGTTTAATTTGGAATTTTAACAATTCGGGAATTTTCAAAAAGTGATGTTTGTGTGAAGTCGGGCAAGGCGAGGTTTCCAGCAATAGAAACGATAAAAAAAAACCCCATACCCCCTATTAAACAAGAATGTAACTAACTGATAAACAATTTAATGACTATTATCAATCATCTAATCAGCGTTCAAGAAGCTCTACCTGGATCAACCATCCAAACCCCATTATAACCCCGAAAGCCTTACCGGACCACTGGAAAGGATGGACACCCAACCGGCTGAACGGACCAGACTTTAGGGCACAAAAAAAAGGCACTCGAATTGAATGCCTTGAATTGGAAGTGCTGGAGCCTTACGGATTGCCCGCCTTGATTGTGCTGATAAGCTGCTCCAAGTCGCTAAGGTTGTCTATCTCGTAGATCGTACCTCTGTACTTAAGATAGCCGTCAACGTCCTTTGTTTTTAGCAGATCAGCTACCGGAATAGCCAAGGCGGTCGCAATGCGTTCGATCGTGCTCAGGTTGGGGGATATCTTGCCATGATACAGATTGCTTATGTTGGCCTGCATGATACCTGTTCTTGCTGCCAGCTCACTCATTGTTATCCCTTTCTTTTGAAGGATTTCTTTTAGTTGTAGTTCCATTGTTGTTATATTTTTGACAAATATAGTGTGTTATATCCTATTATATACACTTATTGCGATTATTTTATATAATATGATAAAATAAACCTGAAAATATTTGGATACATATATTATAATATATACATTTGTACCGCATTCACATAGTATTTATACTAATAAAATCAATCATGCCATTCATTGAAAGTAAAGATGTAGCTTCCATTCGCAAGCAGATTAAAGATTCTCTTCCAGCGTTTAAGGTTTCAGTCAAGAGACAGAACTATTCCAAGGTGGATGTTTCTATCCTTTCCGGTCCTGTTGATTTTGGAACAACTTATCAAAGCCTCAACCCGTACAACTTAAAGGAAGCCTTTCAAGGCAACCACGAGGCCAGTGATGTATTGCTAAAAATTGACTCGATCATTGATTCCTTCGATGGTGGAACCCTTCACGATGATGGGGATTACGGTAATGTTCCGGAGTTCTATAGGGGTGTTAGCGTTGGTGAGTGGGATAAGCCTTATGTGTTGACATTAAAAAACTAAAGCCATGGAATCAATACAATTCACCACGCAAAAAATGAAACACATTTCCAGTAATGGAAAAACATTTCAAGTCAAGGAAACAAACGGGCGTTTCTTCTATTGGGGCGGTTATTTATCCGCTCGCTGGTTCCCTATTGCAAAATCGGAAGTAATATTCTATTAAACCATGAAAACTA